AAATACCATGTTACATACATCAAGCCAAGTAGGTGATATTTTATTGCCGCCGATTCCACCAACCGTACACCACTGTAAATCTTCAGGGTCGGTATCATCTGTCTCGTTGAATATACGGACCTTTGCCCTTCCAAGTTGGAGAGGGTCATCAGCAACATTTTCTACTACCCCGATGAATGGACGAAAATCCGGAGCAAGCTCTTTGTTGATGTTATTTTTGTTGTTTATCATCCTGATAGATTACCTTTCAGAATTTCACAAGTCATCGAATGCACGGCTCTAGCTCCCATGAGAGAGATGTTATGGCAAATTTTTGATACTAAAAAGTTTCCAGTGAATCTCTCATCAAGTGGAGGAGAATCATCCAAGGCTGAAGAAGACGGCATATTCACCTCAATAACATCACCAACATTGAGCGCTGTGTCACCATATAATTCAATTCTGAATATTTGCTGAATGAGCCTAGAAACATAGGCAGAGCGCTCCAGACTTATTTCTTGTAAGTTTGGCCCATTCTTTGACGTGTCTATGATGTTTAGAACCGTTTTTGATGGCCGGCTTCCATCTTTAACTTGTCCTGGCCCAGACCTTAGTGAGGAAGGGTTTGCGTCTGCAAACTCAAAATCACCGTCCTCAGATTCCCTGAAAACTTTATTTTCGACCGTTCTTGTAATGATATCCACAGTCTTAATTTGGGAATTGAGCTGACCTTTCATGATACCAGAAAATGGAGAAGCTTCAGATAGCCTTGATAGTGCAACTATATTTCTGAGAGTTCCTGTGTAAATGGATCTATTAGATCCAGCATCAAAGTAATATTTTTTATCACCGATTTTTGTCTTTCCATCTTTCATGAGTTGTTCAACGGTTGTAAATATAAACCCATTTTTATTCTCAAAAAAGCAGAAAGCAGAGCTTTTTTCATCAGGATTACGTGATTGTAACCTCAGCTTGTCGATAGCTTGGGCAGGCAAAAGGTTAGTCACGTCCAAATCTATATTAGGAAAAGAGGCCGGAATCACATACAAATTCTTTTGTGTCTCAAGGTACTTGAATAGTTTTTTGATAATCTGAAAGGGTGATTGATTATTGTATATGTCTTTGAGTACTTTATTGTTCGCCCTAAATTCGGGAGATGCACAATAAAGATTATACATTACGGACTTATCTTCTGAAGATTGAATCTTATCCTTGATATCAATTACGTCAAATCTAAGTGATACAACATCGCCATATCCAGGTGTTTCGAAGTCTATTTCAATATACTCTTCGCCGATAAGAGGAAATGTGCTTGATAGCCCAACACCGTCAACAACACTGAAAACCGCAGTCATAAACGGGTCGGTAATTGCTTCATATATTTTGATGTTCTTTACAAGGTTAGCAATGTTAGATACACTTCTGCTCTTGTCAGTTGACCAGAGTTTTATGGAATGTATTTTAACGCCACCTGGCTTGAAATTACTCATTCATAACCTTCTTCAAATCTTTTTCTACTACATAAGTTAGTGATTTATCTACCATTCGGATATCTTGTCTTTCGAGATTTGCTCTTTCTTCCATTTCTAACAAAGTGACAGGAGTCCAATATTGTGCTTCTATGGCAGGAATATTGTCAAATGCAGAGATTTGATTAATGAGCTCGGAATATTCATTACCATTAACTATGACAGAAAAAACATGGTTTAATGTTATGTTATTACCAGAGATAGCTTTTACTATTCCTCCAGCGGGGTTACCATTAATGTCTTGTGTAATGAATTCATCATTTATGGTATATTGGGAAGATTGATTTGAAGATACAGTTACGACTCTGTTCGTAGACACTTTTTCATCGAGTTGTTTGCGCCTATATGCCGTAGGAGAAGTGTAAACATTTGTTACTACGGGAGTCCAAAACCTCTTTTGTTGGGGTGGTAGAGAATCATATTGTATGAAGCTAATTTCTCTAGTATCTGACTTATATGAATTTTCCCAATAAGCATACACGCTTTGCGCAAAGGCTATTGATCCGTATTTTTTGATTATAAATTGATTGAAGTCTTCATCATTCAAATATACATCATAGTATGGATCAACTACTTGATTCGCCAAGTACATTAGCCACGTAAAGTCATGGTTACCGTAATACTCGGAAGAGATTTGATCATAATACTTGCCTGCAGGGACCTTATATGTGTAATATGGTGTTTTACCTGAATCCAAGTCAGTCATTACTTTAGGTCTTGCAAGTATATTTTTTGCTATTTTACCTTGATATTCGATTACAGGGAATTTTGAGAAATATTTGCCCATTTTTATCTTTCCTATGAACCAGTACCAGGTGTTCTTAATGTTTCTTGCAGTGACGCTAATTGACCTCGACCAGTTGTTTCATTCTGAAATATGTTTCTTACGGCTGTTCCTGCACCGTTGATTAGGTTACCGGCAAACTCATTTACGGTATCTAGGGCTATGGGATTTTGGTTGAACTGGGTCTCAATAGAGTCAAATTCAGAATACCCAGAAAAATCTCTGATATCTTCACCGGTGAAGTATTCTATTTCTTTAAGACCAATGCTCATTTGAATTAGGGCGGGTGTTCCATCTGTATGGAAGGCCGGTGTACCGGCAGCTGCATAATTCAACGTCATGGAAGGAATAACACAAATCTTGAAATGATAGAGTTCCTTACCATTTTTGGTAAAGACCTTCACTTTGCACATCATCGGATATTCTAATGTGGTATGTGCAGCTTCTGGAGTAAATGTGGGGAGCATAGCCCGTTTCATCCTATAGTAGAGCTCTTTGATTAACCTAGAATCGTTTTGATTTCTAGGGGCAAAAGTCCAGAAAAATTGGTGTTCCCTCATGGTAGGACCACCAAAAAAGACTGACAAGTGCGGATTAACTACAGAACCAAATGCTTGGTCAATAGCTCCGGAAATCCCTTCTGGGCTTCCTAATAGTGAACCAGCCGCTCCGGCGATCGCCCCTTGAGCAACCCCTCTAGCAACACCAACTGTAGTATTAGTTATATTATCTGCTGCAAACGCTCCGGGGTTGTCAACTGCAGAGAGTAGATTTCCAAGATTAGCACCATATGAGCTATCTGAATAGGTTACACCATGGTTGTCAATTAGCACACTTGGTATTGGGAGAGATACAGTAAATCTTATTTCCGTATTAGCTGGCTGAGAAATACTAGGTCTCTTATACTCCATAAATTCTAAAGTTAGCTTATAGTCTTGTGAAGCTAACTCTTCTGGATAAACTAAAACTTCTGTATTCTGTCTTTCTAGTGAATTTCGTATAACTGTCTGAGGCTCACTAACCGCTTTTCCTAATCTCGACAAGGCAACATCTGCCCCAGAAATCCTTTCACTTATAGGATTTCCTCCACCGAGAGCAGCCATTGTAAAAAAATCTGAGGGTGCAGATGAAAGCAAAGCATCAGTCCTGGCTGCGGCAACAGAAGCCACAGACTGGATAGTTTGCCCAGCTTGTGACATTTTACTTGCCACTGCATCTGTTATTTTAGACTTTATTTTGTCAGAAGCCTTATTTACCTCAGATAGAATTTTCTGCTTTGGATTTAGTGAAGAGGCCTTGACAAACTTCTTAGCGTCGAACAATGATAGCTTCCTTTATCAAGATAAATAATATGTTTGCACTATTTATGAATGAAAACAGGAAGATATGGGAAGGTTTATTCAAGGTATTTTTAAGCCTAAAAATCCTCAGAAATACGCCGGGGACCCTACAAACATCGTCTATCGAAGTTCTTGGGAACTTAAACTGATGATGTGGTTAGATTCACACCCCGATGTTATTTCATATGCATCTGAAGAAAAACCTGTGAAATACATTTCTCCTGTTGATGGAAGATGGCATAGGTATTTCCCCGACTTCATAGTTAAGATGAGAAACAAAGAGGGTGGAACTGAAACTCTTATGATAGAAGTCAAACCCTCAAAGCAAACTCAACCACCTAAGAAAAAGAAGGTAGTTACAAAAGCATATCTAAACGAAGTGATGACTTGGGGTGTTAATTCAGCTAAATGGGCAGCTGCTGAAGAATATTGTAAAGAGCGCGGCTGGAAATTCGTTAAAATGACAGAAAAAGAATTAGGGATTGAGGTATAATGGCTTTCATATTCCAGAAAATAGCACAAGGCCGTTCAAAGAATCCTTTAAGCGACCTTAATTTTATGAGATCAAAAAGCGGCCTCAAACCAATAAGCAGAGACACTAGACAATGGTTTAGAGATAAAGCTGCATCTATGCTTAAGGCAAATCCAAGGGAAGTCCTTAAGAATGGTGGGCAGAAGTTTACTCGCTTTAACCAGACCTCGATAGGAAAAATGTATATGTTCTTCTATGATGCAAAGAACAAAGAAACTCTACCGTATTTTGACAGATTCCCGGTCATCTTCTTGATCGATATCAACAAGAACGGCTTTATGGGACTTAACCTGCATTATCTGCCTCCTATAATGAGAGCCAAGCTAATGGATGCTTTGTATGAGACACTAAATAACAAGAAGTTCGACGATACAACCAAACTCAGACTGACATATCAGTTACTTAAAAGAACCGCAAGGATGCGGTTTTTCAAACCTTGTGTCAAGCAATACCTTTTCAACTATGTTAGGTCAAACCTTGTTGAAGTAAACCCAACAGACTGGGATTATGTATCCATGCTACCTCTAGAAAGATTCTCTGGAGCAAGCAAAGAAGCAGTATTCAGAGACTCTATTGCATCAGTTTATCAACCTTAACTTACACTTTTGTTTAAAGGAACAGTCCTATTATACCGACCCCGGCGGATTTGTACATTTAATTGTTCGTAATAATTAAGAAAGAAAGAGATCAATGTCAGTTATAGACAGCTTACTTAAGCCATTTGAAAATAGGAATAGGTCTACTTCAGGCTTTAGCATATCGCAATTCAGGTCGGGAATTCAATCCGATAGTATCATGATGTCATCAAGACATATCACTTCATTTACGATTCCTGCTGGATTGTCTGGATCTATTGATATGGAGACAGCTAGGAAAATCACAATGAGGTGTGAAACTTCCTCGCTGCCTGGAGTTTCATTTGCTACTTCTGAAGAAATCAGAAGGTATGGTGTTGGACCGGCAGAAAGAAAGCCATATATGCCTATATTTGCACCAATCCCATGTGCATATATTGCAGATGGTAAGGGTATAATCTATTCATTTTTCTACGATTGGATGAACTATATTATTGGTTTTGATTCATCAAAAGGTATGTCCTCAATTAATACATTTAGCAATCAACCGTACGAACTAACTTATAAGGATGATTACTCATGCGATATTATTATATACACCTATAATGAAACCGATAACAAAGTTATCGAAGTAACACTTCATAAGGCTTTTCCGGTGTCTGTTGATCAGGTGCCATTATCATGGGGTAGCGGTGACGAATTTATGAGAATCAATGTCACCTGGGAATATATAGATTGGTCAGCAAAATATTACGATGTCAAATCTTCCCTCGACAGAAATAGCCTAGTTGATGTCGTTAGAAGAAATATAAACAACATAGCTGGATATGATTCCATTTTAGGGGGTATCTCAAGAGTAAC